GAGCTCGAGCCGAAGTTTGTTGCCCTGGGCCAGCAGAACCTAGACCTCTGGCGGCGGAAGTACGGGAGCAAGGAGGGTTTCGGCTCGGCCCGGATTATCCAAGGGGATTCGCGGAAGTTGGCGGAAGTGATTACGGGGGCGGATTTGGTGTGTTCCTCGCCGCCGTATGTTTCGCAGGAAACTGGCGGTAATCGGCGCGAACTTGAAACCTACGATGATGGTGGTGAGCGGCAACGAAATTATGGCTCCTCCCCCGGCCAGCTCGGGGCGATGAAGGAGGGGGATTTTGACTGCGTAGTGGGGAGTCCGCCGTTCATGGAAAATAATGTGAATATCGGTGCTGTTGGTAACACTCCATCAAGGAGACAACAAATTCACGATAGCTCGCAACGGAAAGATAGTTATGGTTCCACTGAAGGCCAGCTTGCCTCTCTCCCCGAAGGCCGGTTTGAGGCGGTGATAAGTTCGCCGCCGTATGAGGGATCCGTGAACGCCCAGTCCCACGGGATTGATTGGGCCAAAGTTGGACCTTCCACCGGAAATCGCCGACGGGGGCCCGGAACCAAGCACGAAGAAACGCTACGAGCACAACTGGCCTATGGCAATGCCGAAGGCCAACTCGGTTGCGAGAGCGGCGACACCTTCTGGTCCTCCGCCCGCGAGATCCTCATCCAATGCCACACAATCCTTCGCCTTGGCGGCCACTGTATCTGGGTCACAAAACGGTTCGTCCGAGCTGGCAAGATCGTTGAGTTCTCCGACCAATGGCAAGCCCTCTGTGAGTCCGTGGGTTTCCAGCTGGTCTGTCGTCACAGGGCAATGCTGGTAAAGAATCATGGGCAGCAGGAGACGATTTTTAACGGGACGGAACAGATCAAGACAGAAAGAAAATCGTTCTTTCGTAGACTGGCAGAGCGGAAAGGCAGTCCAAGAATAGATTGGGAAGATGTGCTGTGTTTTGAGCGGGTTGCAAGAGGAGAATTGATACTCGATGGCTAAGCAGAAGCGTCACAGTTTAGCCACGGCTAAAAAAAGGGCCAAGTTTTTGACGGCCTACGCGACTGTGGGAACTATTACCCACGCGGCGCGACTGGCCAATATGGACCGTAAGACTCACTATAGATGGATGTCCGATGACCGCTATGCTGAAGCATTTGCGGAGGCTGAAGACATCGCCTCTGAGGAGTTAGAGCGCGAAGCCAGACGGCGGGCGATTGAGGGTGTCAAGGAGCCGGTTGGGTTCTATAAAGGGGAAGCGTCGGAGTACGTGCAGCGGTATAGCGACACCCTGCTAATTTTTCTACTCAAGGGTGCCAAGCCTGACAAGTACCGGGAACGGTCCGAAATCGAGCACAGGGGCAAGGTTAGCTCCACGGTGATTGTGGAGACCGTAGACCCGCACGGGGTCGGGGGGAAGACGTGAAAATCTGCCCTGTTTGTCGAGATCCCTTACACACCACCTTGGATGAGATCAGCCACGAGGAGGCGCACAAACGGCGCGGGATAGGCCCCAAAGCCGCCTCCGTGCGACTCCCGGAAAGGGGGGATAGCAAGGGCAAGGCCCCCCCCGAGATCGTCGTTCCTGGGGCTTCTGGGGACGTTTTTCATCACGTCGCCGAGGCAAAAAACACGAAAACCGTAACGGAGCGGAAAAAACACTGTCCGACGTGTTCCTGTCTCAAGGTCTATTCGAGCCACGCCGACAGGCAGCGGGCCTACCGGGAGCGAAAGGCAAATGGGGTTGGCAGCAGAAAAGATTGAGCCACGCCGGATACGGTACATTCCCGGCCCGGTAGCGTATCAAGCTCATGCGGCTGATAAGCGGGTCAAGCTCGCCTGGGGACCCCTCGGGACTGCAAAAACTACCTGGCTCTGTTGGAGGATCTACTACAAGGCCGAGGTGGCGGCTAAGGCCGGCTACTCTCTCCGGGCGCTCCTCCTCCGCGACACCTACCGCAACCTCCTCGATTCGACCCTACAGACATTTCTCTACTGGTTCCCCGAGGGGGCGTTGTGCTACTACGCGCACTCCGACCCAATTGAAATCAAGCTGCGGACCATTGACCGCATGACAGGTAAAGATACCTGGCACGATGTGCTGTTCAGGCACGGGCAGACCGAGCAGGACGCCTCACAATTCCTTTCGACTGAGTACGATTTTATCGGGCTTGAGGAGGTGGCGCCAGCGTTTCTCCCTGGAGCGCAGCGGGTAGGGCCGGGAATCGTTGAGGGGGTATTCGACATGGCGTATTCCCGGTTGACACGCCAAGCCGAGCGAGCGGAGAAGGTCAGGCCCGAGCTCTCCATTACATGCAACCCCCCACCGCTTAATCATTGGTCCTCTACCCGAATCATCGACAAATCCCCTGAGTACCTCGACGGCGTAAAGTGGGGCCAGTGGCATTTTCCGATTGAGGAGAACGCAGCCAATCTGCGCGCCGACTATTACACGAACCTTGAGCAGGCATGGGAGGGCAAGCGGGTACTGATTCAGCGGTTTCTAAAAGGCCAGCGGCTTGCGGTGTTCGTCGGAGTCCCACGGTTCAATCTCGATCAACTTGACCAGATGCGGCTGGTGTGTGTAGAGCCGTCGTTCCGGGGGTTCCTCCGGCCCACGGCGGACAATCTCCTGCATGTCAAGCTGGAGAAGAATCCGGACGGCTATGTCCGCATGTGGAACCCCCCGGTGCTTGGGAAACGCTATGTGGTGGGTGGCGACTCAGCAGAGGGCGTAGAGGGTGGCGATAACTTGTCCGCTCATGTCTTGGACCGTGATACGTTAGATATTCAGCTCGCTTGGCATGGGCACATAGACCCGGAGAAGTTTGCCGAAGAGTTAGCCTTGATCGGCTACCTCTACAATCGCGCCTTGATCGGCGTCGAATCCTACCCCAGCGCCCATGGGCTCATTACCCTGACGAAACTCAAGGCGCTAGGCTACCCATCGATTTTCTACAGCCGCAACATTGAGACCCGGCGTAAGGCAGTGGAGAAGATTGGATGGCGATCGACCGGCGCGAGCAAGATGATGTTGGTCGATGGGATTGGAAGCCACCTCGCCGTCGAGAAGGGCGAGCCAGACCCCTACATGCCAGACAAAGATCTGATCGGCGAGCTCCAGACGTATGGCATCATGGAGAACGGCAGCACCGGCGCCCAGGAGGGCTGCTACGACGACCGGGTGATCTCCTATGGTGTGGCGCTCCTGATAGCGAAGATCGGCGGTCTAAGCCAGTATTACCCTAACCTTCCTCACGGGCAGAAGGTGGCGCAATGAACCTGCGGGAGCGATATGATTACATTGATCTGATACCGATCCATGGTTGCGGGCTGGACTACGAGATGGCCTATGCTGAGGTCGAGGCGGCGTTTGTGTTCCGTGATTACGCCGCGCTCAAGACTCTGTTCGGCCAATGGATTCAAGCGGGGGATAATTGACCATGAGGCGGATCTGGTTTACCGGCCGGTGTGGCGTCTGCGGGGAGCGTGGACGGGTATGCTGGACCGAGCGTGGGATACTGAACCGAGAAATGGTGAAGTGCTGCGAGGGGTGCGTGAATCGTATCAAGAATTGGCTGGTGCGATACCGGAGGCCGGTGGAGGCGGTAAACCAGATCCCGCTGTTCCGGTGGCATGATTATGCGTGAGATCAACTACTGCGGTATCAGCGGCGGGAAGGATTCGACCGCCGTGGCACCCCAAAGGCAAAAGTGGGTCGGCGGATTAGCCGAATGGACAGAAGAAGACAACACTGCATTTTTATCCGTTGCATTTACTTGGAAGCTCCCGGAAGCACGGTCTCGGGCATTATGGTATCGCGCTTGTGGCTACAAAGTTCGAGTTGGAGGGCCAGCCATTTTCGTCTGCAAAAAATATTTAGCAGACGTGGCCGAAATCGGCGGCGAATACCCTGACGCAATTAAGCATCACAATCCTGCCGCCACAATGGCAAGCCGAGGGTGCCCAGTGGGTTGCTGGTTCTGTATTGTTCCAAAAATGGAGGGGCGTGACTTCACCCTCTTGCCAGATTTCCCGGTTCGTCCCATTCTCTGTGACAACAATCTGTCTGCCCTTCCCGCTAAATATCAGCAGCACATTATTTCCCGCTACCAGGCCGAGGGTATCCCTCTTTTGGATGCAAACTCAGGGTTTGAGCCAAGGACATTCGATGGTTCGGTTTATGAGAGATGGCGAAAAATCAATCGTGGGCCGTGGCGCTTTGCCTATGATGACCTTGCTGAACGCGAATACGTCCAGCAAGTTATGCTCATGCTGAAAGACGAACCGCCAAAGCGAAAGCGGGTCTATGTACTGATCGGGAACGAGCCTGTCGATGTCTGCCTCTCTCGGCTGCGGGAAGTTATCGACTGGGGCGGTGAACCCCATGCGCAGCCGCTTATCAAGTTGAACGCACTGGAAAGGAGACCGTCCGTTCGTTTCGATTGGACGGAGCAAAAATTGGTTGATATGGCCCGATGGGCCAACCGCCGAATTTGGCGATATGCACCGTTCCACGAATATAGGCGTAGTAAAAAATCGGCCAAAACCGACCGAGGCGGCCGGCAGTATCCGCTGAACCTGGAGCAGGGCCTTGCCTGCGATTCGGGGCGGGGGATGTGTGAGTGATGGCTAACGTGACTCAAGGCACACGGGGCACCGCCAGTTATCCAGCAAGCCAGCGGCCCGGACATTTCGGCGGTAAGATCAAGCTCCAGGGGTCGCGGGTATCGAGGAAGGATGTCGAGCGCAGGCTAAAGAAGCGGAAAAGGAGGAAACCGTGAAGCCGGGGTCGGAATGGAAAGTTCAGGCAGCCGCCGTAGGCTTTTTCACATTGATGGTTGTTGGCCTGGTAGCCTATCAAGTTATGAAGCCACTGCCACGAGTTGCTCAGCCCGTCCCTGCGCCCAAACCGCTCCCTGTTGTTCACAACGATTGGGCAGCGATTATCCGTAGAGCCAGTGATGAGCTGCAATTAAACCTGACCAACGATATGCCTGTGCGTGATGCTGCCCTAGCAGTGTGTGCCGCTCTCGAGATCCAATGCAACGATGAGACTAAAATCTCCGAGTTTATCCAAGTTGTGACGCAAAAGTTGGAGCAAAGACAGGTTGCTCAGCCCGTCCATGGACCCATTGCCGTCATACACGGCGAGAAGGTTGAACCACCGACCGTTCCGCTGGCACTCAGTTCCCCGGGCTCTATTCCCGCTATTCCACGTCCCGTCCTAGACGATTGCCCCCCGGGTATTGAGGTGTCTTTTGTCGTGGTAGATGGAAAGATGATTATTCAGATGCCCTTCGACGACTTGGAAACGCAGATCCGGGCCAAGATGCTTTGCCATATCGGTAATGAATTCAAGCTGCAGGACTATGTTAACCGTCTATATGCCGAGAGGAGGAAGCGACCATGAACGTGCCCCGTCCAGTAAACTGGCAGGAAGAGTGCGTATTGTTATTCCCCAACGATCCCTTTCCCAGAACGGCGGAAGAGATACGGACCCAATTGCTTCGCGCCGCGTCTAAGTTCGAGCCTTTAGAGTTCCGGGAACAAAATATCGCGCAAATCAAAGCCTTATCCGATGAAGAGTTGGCTAGCAATCTCTCTGTTGAGGGACGACTATTAGAGATTAGATGGGCTCTTACTGGTGAACGTTGTCCACACTGCAAGGAGCATCTGTCTGAGCCACCGAAAGGAGGAAGTGATGCGCAAGGTAGAGCATACTAGGGTTAGCCGAGAAGACGTAGAGCGGGCCATGCGGGAGGTCCACCGCAAGGTGCCAAAGAACGTCAAGAAGACCGGCAAGAAGGCCAAGGCCAAGGAGAAGATGCTTCGGGCTATTGCGTTTTCTAAGGCCAGACGCCGGCTATGAAATAATGCGCGCAGGGAGCATAATGGCCTACCAGTGCAAGCCGTGTCAGCTTACTTTCCGTAACGGGCGGCGTCTTATGCTGCATCGGATACGCATTCACGATGTAGCGTATCATATGGGCAGGTCTTTGCGAGGTCGTCGTCCTTTCTGTCGCCCCTGCACATTGCCGTTCAAATCAACCGAAGAGATCGACGCGCACCAACAGGCGAAGCATGGGGTCAGGATAATGAGGTTTGCATGAAGCCGCTTGCCGTCGATTTGTGCTGTGGATTGGGCGGGTGGTCTCACGGTCTGCTTGCCGAAGGATGGGATGTTGTCGGGTTTGATGTTGAGCGTCACGTATACGGAAATGATCACTACCCGGCGCAACTCGTCCTGCAAGACATTCTCACGATAGACGGGCGACAGTTCCGCGGCAAGGTTTCGCTTGTGGTTGCCTCACCGCCTTGCCAGTTTTTCAGTTACACCGCGATGCCGTAGACTCGTGCCAAAAAACTAGCCGCAGAGGTTCGGACAGATCCTGTGCGCTTGGCAAAGGAGTTGGCGCTCTTCAATGCTTGCGTCCGAATAGGTAGTGAAGCGGAATGCCCGATAGTCATTGAAAACGTCAGAGGTGCTCAGAAGTGGGTAGGAAGAGCAAGGTGGATGTATGGTTCATTCGCGCTCTGGGGCGACGTGCCGGCGTTGATGCCGATAACGCAACAAATTAAGGTTGGCCGCAATTTTCATCAGTTTGAAAAAACAGGAATTCCGTCTGCGTCGTTTCATGGAGCGCCACACGAGAAAAGTGTCCAGAGAGCGGAGGGAATCAAGCAAGGCGGCGAATGGTGGCACGACCCAAACGGATTGCGGGCTTTATCTTCCCGTTCTAATGCCCGCAAGCAAGCCTCCGCCATGATCGCCAAGATACCGTTTGAATTAGCACAGTATATAGCGAGGGTGTTTAAGCCCCAAGAAGCAGACGAGGAAGGACTAGAAAAAAGTAGGTGCAATTCTTTTTCACTTGTGGTATCCAGTATCTGGTATTGGCTTTAGGATGCGTGGCACAGTAGCAAAGAGGCTTCGCAAGGCCGCTGAAAGACGTCAGAGCAAAACTGAAGGCCGTGCCTTGGAGCAGTATCGCAACTCGCTCTATCAGGCCCTCAAGCGGCTGTGGCGGGACGGGCGTATCAAGAAGTGATCTTTCTCTATACAGAGCATGAGGGTGAGGAGTATCAAGCGTGGTCTACATTCATGGAGCCTACGGAGATCGCGGAAAATATCAGCCGATACGTCCAAGACAAACCTGAAAGTATTGGGCTGTGCAACGGCAGTCATGGATTTAGATGCAGCATCTTCTATTCACCTTTGATTGGTGACTTTTTCCCCTTGCGTTGCCATTCGATTCATCTACCTGATGGGATGAGATGGGACGCTCACAATCGGCAGTGGATGTCTATGCTGGAGCCGCCGTTCTCCATTCAACGCGAGAGTTTCGACCGTTACTTTTGTCAGGGTTTAATGGTTGCGAGCGGTAGAGCAACCTACGTTCCGTGGGAGCTTCTATAAATGCTTCTGGGTTACAAACCCTCCATCGGCGGTCAAGACGCTTACCACTACGGAAAAGCCGGTGGTGCAGACCGGAAATTCATCCGTGTCGTCGCCGGTGCCGCCCTTCCGATCTTCGACCGGATGCTTGGGGCCGTGGTGGTTGTTGCCGAGACCTACCGCCCGAGCGGTCCCGCATCTTGGGTAGCTCTGGAAGCCGCGGCTGGGGAATGGCCAGCGGTTGAGAACGCCATGGCGCAGTTTCGGATGGATCTCAAATTCACCCACGTCATTGTCGAGCGCGAGGAGGCCCGGACGGTTATTTGGGGCATGAAGGGGCTGAACTATGGCATCAATGAGATCCCGCTGGTGAGCTATGCCGCGCCGTTCTATGCGGGGAGTGAGGTAGGGCGGGCCTATGTGGACCAGCTCCTAAAAGAGGGTCGGTTGGTGTTGCCGGACTACGTGCAGGGTCAGATCGAGATGGAGCCCCAGGCGGGGACTTTGGCGCTTCATTGTGTCATGTGTTTCCTCAAAGAAAATCTTGCCTATTATTCCCCTTTGAGGAAGCAGGGGAAGCGGGAACCCGCTCAAATTTTAGGACTTCAGGGGTTAGAGTAGAATGATTCTCTATTCCTTTTCAGTGTTGGTTGTCCTTGGAGTCATAGTTTTACGGAGTTGGCTATTCTATGTCGTGTGGAAGCGGAAAAGAGATGCAGAGATGGAAGCAGAATTCAACCGAGTAAGAGAATGGGCAAAAACGGCGAAGCCCGATAGTTACTACACTACGAATTGTACGCAAATTTTCAGGCACGCAATAGACCGGGAAAAAACTTTTGTTTTTGGAGTTGATATATTTTCTGAAGATGAAGGTCAGATTAGATGACCCGTTTTATAAAAAACTGGCCCCAGGATCTAGCGTTGGAGAAATGGCATCCTAGTACCCCGCGTTGGTATAGAGTCCTCCGGGAGACTTTGTACGCGCTGCTGCTTGTGATGTGGGTGTTAATCTTGACCGGGATTTTGCCGGGCTATTTAATCCTATACGGGGGAAAATAATGCCAGACGACCTCCTAGACCGCATAACGGGTGCCCCGGCCGGGAGCGGTGACAAGCTGATGGAAATCCTCGATCCTAAAGCTGGCGGGGATAAGAGCCGTCTTAGGAATAAACTGGAAAAACTCTGGCAGGCTGCGGGTACTCAAAGGGACGATGAGTCCGTGGAGCGCATGAATGCGAGGAATACGGCGCTTAGGCTGGCTAAGGGCGCAAAGCCGAGAAGGCCGGACGACGACGCCATACCCAGAACCGAGCGAAAGGCTAGACGCCAGCGGAGCCAGGCTGTGCCCACCTACCGTGTCCGTGGTGCAGGGGTGGATACGCAGTTGTCCCTATGCGAGCAGCATCGCGCGAAACTCAAGACCGAGCGGCCCGAGCTCAAGGTTACGGTGATGGCGAAGCGTGGGAAGCGGTGTGAGGCCTGTGAATATGGACAGCCGAGGGATAAAATGAGTGAGGAGTTAGCCTGAGTATGAACGCTGACTTGAAACGGGCAGTTACGCTGATTTGCATGAAGGAAGGTCATAAATTCCAACCGTTATGGGCAGACTACCCAAAAGATCATCCTGTAAACTTAAAACGCAACGACAGCGATCCGATTGATCGGCAATGTTTATATCGCATGCTTTTTTGCTCAGTTTGCGGAGAGACCCAAGAGATTATGTCCGCAGATTACAAACCTCTTGCTATTGAGAAAGAGATAAGTGAAGACTCAGCCTAAAGTAGCGAGTTTCATAGTGACCGTTAAACGTGCCCAATGGTACATCAAGCGATTTAGAGCAAAATGCGAAGAGGTGGAAATTGAACGGTGTGGAATTCCGGGATGGTGTCATCTTTTCGTTGTTCGTAAGAGAAAGTGCTGATGGCTCGCTGGATTGAGATACCCACGCATCGGATCTACGAGATTTCGCGCGCTCAGATTCTCTGTGGGGAATTCCAACTGATGAACGAAAGAGGCGAACCGATAGATACGGGGGGAGAGACTTACCGAATAATCAGAAAGAGTGATGGCAAGATGTTTACGAAGGCCCGATTTGTTCCAGCGGACATTGCCCACTTTGATTGCTACTATCTGGAGGAAGCTTGATACAGAAGCCGAAAAAGAAGTCTGACTTGAGCAACATCAAGGACTCTGGCCGCGCTTGTGTTGGATGCGGTAGGGGCCCAGACCAAGTGATGTTGATGCGATTAAGAACTTATTCTCGCTCCCTGGCCTGCGGTGCCTGCTTTATCAAATATGCTAAGTGTGAGAACGTGAACCCCGTAGGAACGAAGTGCCACCATGACCCGACTGACCACCACAACAAAAGGGGTGCCTGCAAGATGGCTGGCTGCGGGTGCCCGCGGTGGGTGCATGGTCTTGAGAATGAGTTCGACCGCCAGCTTGCCGCTGGGATTGGCGTATCCCCCCGGATGGACCACTGCACCGGATTTGGGGTAAATCTTGGCAAGTGTGGCCGGATGATCCTAGCCGGGCTGGACGGAACTATCTCTAGGTTATGTGATACCTGCACCCGGAACTGGATTCGTGAAACCCAAGAAGGAATGAAAGAAGTGTCGAAATTGCTTGATTTGGATGAGAAACATATCTTACCCAACTGAAAACAAAATGCACGACTTAGCAAAAAAGAAGATTTACATGGCCAGGTATCAAGCAGATCACCGTGAGGAATTAAAGGCGTATTACAGAAAGTATAACGCTGCACGGTCGGAAACTCTAAAGCGTCAACGCGCCGAACCTGAGCATCGAGATCACATAAAGATAGTAGTCGCCAGGTATCGCACTAAGAACCGAACAAGGTTACTCGCAAAATCCGCCCAATACGATGCAACGCATAAACAAGAAAAGAAAGTGAGAGACGCAAGGCGATACGCGGAAAACCGCGAGGCGCTAAGAGCTAAAGGGCGCGAATATTATAAACTCCACCGCGATCAGCAAAGAGTGAAAGCACGTGAGTATCATCTTGTCAATCGGGAACGAATTAATGCCAAGTCAGCAACCTATCTTGCCGCTCATCCCGAAGTGTTTAGCCAAAAATGTGCTAAACGTAGAGCATTAAAGAAAGGCGTGACTATTGGAGATCCCAAAAGTATCACCGCTTGGATGATTTCATGGAAGCGAAAACGGACGGTTATTTGTTATTGGTGCGGTGGTCATTTCCCTGGTTCCAAGTGTCAAGCTGACCATATTGAGCCGTTGTCTAAAGGTGGCACGCACTCCCTGAAAAATCTTTGCGTTGCTTGCCCTACCTGTAATCTAGGCAAAAATGCAAAGCTACCGATGCAATGGAACCGTACCCTTGAGCAACCAAGGCTGTTTTTATGAACGAAGTAAGCCAGGGCGCAAAGGAGGTTGGAGTGTTGTTGGATATGGATGTGACGAAGGCGGTGTCGCAGTGAAACCGGACGAACTCAGTTTATTTCTAGCCTTGGCAGATGAGCACGGGGGCCCATACAATCCGAATCAAGGCAGGTGTGCGCGTCAACTCGGTAAAGAATTAGGGTTACACCCTAAGCGCGTCAACTATCTCTGTCAGAAGTGGACCCACAAGGCACTGTATTCCTACGGCGTAGCTGTGGATCTTGGTTGGCTTGAGCCGCAAGGTTGGGTGGTAGCTCGGGAAATGAGAGGCGATCAATGAATGTACGACGACCGACAAATTGGCAAGAGGAATGCATACTGCTCGACCCGAATCTTCCCATTCCCAGTAGTGCTGCCGAGATTCGAGAGCGTTTGCTGCGAGCGGTTTCAGAGTTTAAAGATCCTGACTTTCGGGCCATGAACACCGCACAAATCCAAAACTTCAGCGATGAGGATTTGTTGGCTAATCCCAAAACGGAGAGGGAACTTCAGGAATACCTCGCGCTGTTTCGTCCGTTGCGGTGTTCTAAGTGCGAAGCCCAGATGGAGTAGTATGGTACTTCCTGAGTGGGTCCGAGAGGCCATCGAGCAGTTTGACGCGCCGGAGACTGGCAAGGTGGAGATTGTCCTAGAGAGATACCAAGGGGGCGTGACAAAAATTGAAATTGGCGGTAAGGTGCGGATAAAGGCATCTGGCCGTCCGCAGTTAGAAAGCTAACAAGCTAGCAAACTAAAAAGCTAGCAGGGCAGTTCGCAATTTGCATGAAGCCCCGAGTTCGACCTTTACGGGTCGGGCCTGGGGCTTTTTTATTTGATAGGAGGAGACCATGAGCGGAGCAGTACGCAGAGCGGTAGTTAAGGCCACCAAGAGCGTCACCATCGGCACGGGCGCGACCGGGCAGAGCGACGAGGTGGATCTCAAGGGATTCGAGTTAGAGGCGATCCAGATGCCGGCGGCGTGGACGGCGGCGGCTCTTACCTTTCTCGGTTCTGATGTCACAGGCGGCACATTCAACGATGTCTACGACAGCGGCGGGACCGAACTCAACCTGACCGTGGCTGCCAGCCGGATGATCGGGCTTACTGAGGCGCACAGGGCAGTCTTGAAAGCCCTTCGGTTCGTTAAGTTCCGAAGCGGGACCACTGGGACCCCGGTAGCGCAGGCCGCCAGCCGGACTCTGACCTTGGTCTTTAAGTCGAAATAAGCCATGGCAGACGAAACCACCGAGCAGCCACCGACCCCTGAGAGCCCGCGAGTAACGATCGAGGATGACCCCATCGAGGTGCGTCTTCGGTACGCTGGTAGCGGCACCTCGCTTCATCAAAAGATCATTTCCCGCCTGATCGCGCGCCGGAAGCTCTCCGAGCGGGCCATGTCGCTGCGGTATGACTCCTGGAACCGGGTAGACGAGCACTGCCGCCTGTACATCGACCTTTCCCGCGGTGCCAAAAAAGGCGACACCACTATCGACACCGATAAGAAGGAAATCCCCTGGGCCAGGTCCATCGTGGTCCCGATGTCCTACGCTATCCTGCAAGTCTACCTGACGCAGTTAATGGGGATCTATACCCGCCGAGATCCACCGCTTGAAATCCATGGGGTAGGACCGGAAGACATCCGGCCGGCCAAGCTGATGAACGCGGTCATCGCCTACGATCAGGTACAGACGAATTATGTTCTCGAACTCTATACCGCCCTACAGGATGCCATGAAGTACGGCGTGGGCGGCTTTCATGACTGGTGGCAAGTGGAGTATGGGTATACGACTCAACGTTTCAATCCATTGATGGCAAAGATGCGCTCCATGATTGGGTTGCCTGAGACAACAAGGAACTGGGAGAAACGAAAAGAGCACCAAGGGGTAGAGGCTTTTGACCCATTTCTTTTCTTCCCCGATCCGCGCATTTCGCTTTCCAAGATGCAAAAGGGGGAATTCAACTTCTTACGGGTCTATCGCGGCTATCTGGAGATTCTTGCTGGCTCACAAGAGAATGGCGGAAACTACTTCAATGTCGAGGCAATCCCTAAGACGGCCCCTAAGCCGCAATCCGTGCGCAGCCGTAACCGCTTTCAGGTGTCACAGATGAACTTGATCGGCTCCATGGACGAGCGGGATAAGGGTTTTCATGCCATTGATACCGGCATGGTCTCGTTGATTCCAGAGGAATGGGAGGTCGGTCCCGGCACCAGGCCGGAGAAGTGGCAGTTCGCCTGGGTGGACGATACTGTAATTATCCGGGCTCACCGGGCAGACTTCGAACATGACGATTTTAACGTTTCCGCCCTGGAGTCTAACATTGATACTCATGTCTTTGGAAACCAGGGCAGCATCGAAAATCTCGACGGACTCCAGCGGTTCATGACGTGGTTTATGAATAGCCATATCCAGAACGTCATTAGGTTTCTTAACAACCGCATGATTTACTCTGCTGCTCTCGTTGAAGCTTTTGACGTAGATAATCCAGACGCCGCGATGAACATTAAGCTGACTCCTCTGGGCGAGCAAATGCTGCGTGAGGGTCGCATGACAATCCCGCAAATGATCCACCAGATCACTCTGGTAGACGCAACTAAAGGGATGCTTCAGGATATCAACTTTTTTATGGACCTTGCCATGCGAATGTCTGGGGCCGCCGAGTCGATGCAGGCCAGGACCACGATGGATAAAAGAACGCTTGGAGAAGTCCAGCAGGTCATAGCTGGCGCCAGCGCCCGCATGAACATGCATGCGATGATGATGGACGTTCAGGGTATCCGGCCGCTGGCGCTCAGGTGGGTGAGTAACCGTCAGCAATACACGGACACGGAAATGTATGTGCGGGTGGCGGGGAAGCTGGCCGAGGAATTTGGCGGGGAGCGTATCAAGGTAAAGCCCAAGGACATCCATGGCAACTTCGATTACCTGCCGAGAACCGGCCCGGAACCAATGAACCCTGAGCAGATGGCGGATATTATGGAGAGAGGATTGTCCGCGATTCTAGGGAACAAAGAAATACTCGCTATCCCGGACAAAAACGGCAAGATGCTCGACATTCACGAGATCATCAAAGAGACATATAGAGACAGGGGTGTGAAAAATCCAGAAGATTTTTATAGAAACATGTTAAGGCGACCCGGCCAGCAGCCCCCGGCACCGGATGTCCGGGTAGCTCCAGACGAGGAAGTCGAGAGGATGCGCCAGGCCGGGAACGCGGTCCCGGTAGAAGAGCAAGGGCGGCGTCCTATGGCGGGAGGGGGGTAGAGATGTCGGTAGTGGGAATGGCCTTGCTGGAGGTTGGAGAGATTCTCCAGCTCGTTGCCCAGATGCGTAAGGCCCAAAAGGATTATTTCAAAGGTAGGAAACAATCCAACCTCATTGAGAGCAAGCAGCTGGAGACGGCAGTGGACATGAAGCTTGGGGAACTTGGGATTAAGGCGGTATGAGAACAACAGGGGGGCTAATCGGTTTTCTGAGAAGCAAGAAAGTAAAGGCTGTAAAAGATCCCGACTTCAATGAGATTGAGTTCGAGAAATTATTGAAGGGGATTTTTCAAGTTTCAGAACGCCCACCGACTATGGTTATTTTGAGAGGGGTTTTGTACGATCTGAAAAAGAAGAGGCAGAAAGAAAAGGCCCGAAGAGTGTGGAACCGAATGATGAAGGAGGCTAAAGCATAAAATGGCAAAGGAACCTTTAACCCGTAACGAGCAGATCGCCACGGAGAAGCGCAAGCGGATGTCCGAGATCGAGGCGGCTTATCTGAGGGCCAAGGAGTACGAGAAGAGCCCGCAGTATGCCGTGGACGTAAGCAATGCCCTTGCCAAGGTCCGGTCGATTCTCCGCATGGGTACGGTTACAGAGCCAGAAGCCCTGCTCATGGTCGGGCGCTTGCAGCAGGTAATTCTTGATACGTTCCGGCATGAGGAAGCCATTATGGAATACGAGGGATTGAAGAAAAGTCTGAAGGAGATGTTCCCAGAGTGACTATAGATATGCCGCCAAGTGAATACCGTGTTCCGCCATGTGATGTGTGGAAGCATTTTTTCTTTAATCCCGAAACGGCTCCATTGGATGTTACTCCCCCTGCCTTTGGGCCATTTGAGATATGTGTTGTCAAAATAGACAAGCTTTTTATTTCAGAGGACCATGCGGTTCTCCGGCATGAATCGGCATGGTGTCCTCATGGCTATAGATTCTACTGGAACCAGTCACTATGAACGAGCTGCTTGAACCGTCTCCTGAGCGTATGGTTGAACCGCCTATTGTAGACTTTCGGTTTTTGACGGACTGCTACGCTTGTGGCCACGTCTCATTTACCAACAATATTCTTAAGGTTGGTAGCGTTCGTCCGTGCCCGAATCTTCTATGTAAAAGCTATCAGACGGTTACTTATGATCGCATTACCAACGCCCCCATTCACGACAATAGACATCTCAAGCCTATTGGACCGCCAGAGAAGGATAATGAACGAGTTGGTTGATAACAGACAGAGATACCCGTGGACGTTCCGCCATGGGATGCGCTACACGAAAGCATACCGATGTTGGCAGGGCATGAAAAACCGATGTCTGAATCCTCGAAACAAAGATTATCGAAAATATGGTGGCCGTGGCATCACGGTTTGTGATCGTTGGATGAAATTTGAGAACTTCTTCGCTGACATGGGAAAACCGCCTCCGGGGATGACATTAGACCGTAGGGATAATGACGGGTCTTACTCTCCAGAGAATTGCCGCTGGGTCCTTCCGCTTGTGCAACAGAACAACCAAAGAACCAACCGCTTTATTGCTCACGATGGCGAGATCCGAACGATTAGCCAATGGGCTAGGCATTTGGGCGTTCCCGATGCGACTCTGCGAACGCGCATACGAAGGCAATGGCCAATTGATGAGGTTTTATCCAAGTGACGGAATTGCCTAACCGCGATCTTCTCTACCCCCACGAGGTGCAAAAATTTCTCCGCATTGGCCGGTCAACCATCTACAAGCTCATTGACGAAGGGCGGATCCCCGCGAAAAAAATAGCTGGCCTGTGGCGTATCCCACGCACCGAATTCGTCGAGTGGTTCAAAAAGCAGCCTTCCAACGCCGATTTGATGTCCGCTTAGTGCTATTTCGTCCATAGAAGTTCATCTCGTTTTAGGGTTTTCCCCTACCCTCATCCTAAAATCCCATCACATTCCCCAAGGCTTACAAGGAGCTACTGCCAACCCTGGGCCTTGATGTTGGCGGGCCGACCTGCTGGGAAGCGGGAGCCTAAACTGGAAAGGGCTGCTGACCTAGAAATGGGAGCGGCTTAGGAGAAAACGATGGCACAGGACGAGACGAAGAACAACTTGCTCCAAACGCTAACGGGCGACCGGATGGGCAAAGATGTGCCTGCCCGGCGCGACGAGCGTGAACTGGAGACAAGAGAGCCCGTCACGCCCGACAGGGATACGGAGAAAGGAAGAAGTCCAGAAGAGGTTTTAGGCGAGCGTGAGACCCGACCAGCTTCGGTGACTGAGGAAGAAAAGTCCAAGACACCGAAGAAGTTTAAGGTCCGGATAGATGACGGCTCAGGCGAGCCCGTTATCAAAGAGCTTACCCTTCAGCAACTCGACGAGCAAGGTCTGCTTGATAGGCTCATCACTACCGCCGGACAATTCCCAGGACTCAATAAAAAGCACCAGGAACTCCTAGAGCGTATTGCGGGTAAGGAAGTAGGAAAGCCCGCAGCCGCCACGCCCGCGAAGAAAGCACCACCGACCCCAGCGCAAATCCGCCAAGTCTACGACACAGTGGCCCAACGAGATGTTCAAGGGGGCTATATCGAGCCTGATTTTGCAGAGGCTTATCCTCAACTCTCGGCGCAGTTAATGTACTGGCGCGACATTGTGGAGAACGTAATGGAAAGGGTCGATGCCGCAGTCGCTTGGATTCAAGCAGAGGCCAAAGAGCGCGATGTGGCTAGGGTCATGGGCGTGGTGAACGATGCAATCGAGGCCGTCGCCAAGAAAGGTGACGGCGAGAAGGGCGATCCCCTTTTCAAGGATCTCCGGGATTCAGAAGTGCGCGGTAACTTTGTGGAGTGGTTGCGCACTGAAATGGACCCTAAGATCGGCTCGTTGACGCCGGATAACATGGAGAGGTTCTGGTTTGCTTTTAATGCTCGGGGAATTCTGGACTTGACGAAAGAGGCGGCCAAGAAGACCGCCGAACCTCCTTCGAAGCGGCGCGCTGGCAGTGATGGACCATCGACGCGCTCGGGGGTGCGAGAGTCACCCAAGGAGAAATCCCTGCTGGAGCGTATGTCGGAAACCCGTCTCGGAGCCGAAGCCTGAACGTAGCAAACTTCAGCCGGAGGGTTCCATGAAAGGCTTTATCCGAAAGATTCCCATTCTTCCTATCCCCTATTTTCTGCTCTTAATCACAGGCCTATTTCTTTTCTCAGGCCTCTATCGTTGGTTCCTGTCCCTCGGCAACATCGGCACGGTCCTCGGCATGCGGGGCACCGGCGATTGGACCACCTCTGAGCGTCCGACGAATTTCCGGGAAGAGATCCTGCTTCTGTTTCCAAATTCGCCGGTTTCTCTGACGGCGTTGATGTCGAAGATCAAGTCAGAAATCACCAATGATCCGAAGTATACGATCTTTACCAAGCAACTCCCCAGCCAGCGCGTGACGGTGAGCGGCTCTCAGACATCGAGCGATACCACCATCGAACTGAGCGGCACGACCCCGGCAAAGGTCTTGAAAAAGGGTCATGCGCTAATCAATGAGCGGACCCTTGAGGTTGTCTGGGTAGTGGCTGATCCAGCCTCGGCCTATACCTCCGTCGAGGTTAGCCGCGGTAAGGGCTCCACGGCCGCCGCGATGAACGATGATGATGGTTTGGTGGTTATCGGCACGCATCATCAGGAAGGCGCGTCGATTCCAACCTCGATCAGCTACGATCCTTCGGAAGTGGTCAACTGGTGTCAGATTTTCCGCACAAGCGTCTTTCTGACCAATACCGCCCGCGCCACGAAACTCCGCACCGGCTCCGACATGATGGAGCGGCAGAGAGAGACCCTTGAGATCCACGCTATCGAGCGGGAGATGGCCTACATCTTCGGCACCGGCGTGGAAGATACGAGTGGGGCCCAGCCGGAGCGCACCACAAAGGGCTTTGTATCCCTTGTTACGTCAAACGTAACGGACTTCGCAGACGAGTTCGACATCGACACCTGGGAGACCTTCTTGGAGAACGTCTTCGAGGACGGCTCGAACGAGAAACTCCTGCTTTGCGGGAACACCGCCCTTACCACCATCAACAAGGTCGGCCGCGTCCATGGCGAGATCCAGATGACGCCGGCGGCAGAGACCTACGGGCTGATGATGAGGCGGTATGCCACGCCTTACGGGTATCTCCAGATCCTGCAGCACCCGTTGCTGTCTAAGAACGCGACGTTCCGGGATTGGGGTATCGTGATCGACACGAACTATCTGGTGGACCGGATTCTTTCCGGCAACGGCATCAACCGGGATACCAATTACTACGAGAACCGCCAGGCGCCCGGGGACGATGCGACAAAGGACGAATGGCTTTCGGAAACAGGCCTGGAGTTGCAGTTTGAGTCTGTAAACGGGGTATTCAAGAACGCCTCCGCGTTCGTCCCGTAAGCCGAATTGATTCCATTGGCGAT